CTCCATTATAAGAGGCATTGCAACAACGCCTCTGTCGCTGACAGCGGAACTTACGGATGCAGAACTAACAAAGTTAATATAAGTACCTGGGAGTACTTTATTCTGAGTTGTCCAGTTTCCTCCACCTAGTGCCATTATCTCACCTTACCTCTCAAAAAATTAATAATCAATTTTTCTGTTTCTTTCACTGTATAAACGCTATATTCATCTAAAACAACGTTTAGAATGTCTACATTATCTCTAAATCGTTTCGCTTTCAAAAGCTGTTCTTTCGTATAGCGAATATCATCCACTTGTTTTTCTTTCGTTTTAACTACGGCCATTTTCGCCATCAACTCCTTGCTTTATTTTGACATCTGACATGGCATTATCCAGCTTTTCACTCTCGTAGGTCACAAAATTATAATTCACAAAGCAATGCAAAACACCGTCTGCATTTTCTGTATGCATGCTTGTTCCTAAAAAGCGGTTACCGTCAGCAGAAGTGATTAGCTTTAAGCATTCTAGCAACCTCATTGATACATCAAGTATATCTCTCTGCGTTTTTAGTTTGCTGAAATAGTGCACGTCAAATGCACACAGGTTGTTTTTTCTTGAACCTAAATAGTTGTCTGTATTCGTTGTAAGGTCTGCAATAAAAAAGCAAGGCTCCTGTAAGCCTTGTTCTACCGTATCTGTGTATATACTGTATTCCTCTCCAAACTCTTGAAAAAGAGAAATGGCAATTGAATCCACAATTTCATTTATCATACTTTAAATATATCCTCCATATACGGTTTTAAAAGCCTATTAATGATTCTAGGAGCAGCTGCCTCAAGCTCTTGCTCTGAAATTTTCAGCATAAACTGTCCTTTCACCCAAGAATTTTTTAACCGCTTACCTATCGCGGGCACATACCGCCCTGGCTCTTGTCTATGACCATATTCAACATAAGAAGCATAATTTACACTATTAAACACAACTATTTCATACGATGTTCCTTTTCTTGAAACCTGCATAGTGGTCTTAGTCGCAGCTTTTCCACTACTCATTGAAGACTTACCCGCCATCCATCCCCGCCGTAAAGCACCCGACTTCACCGGCGTCCTCTTAATAACCGTATTTATTAGCTGTGCCGCAAGCTTCTGCGTACATCGAACACACAGGTCATCTACACTCGCAGCCACTTTCTCTAGATTTTTTTGTAACTTTAATAAAGCTTCAAAATCAACATTACCCCATCTACTCATACTTTACGCCCACTTGTCGAATAGAGAAAGCTCTATTTCCTGATGAGTTGGATACAATGCCGGCTTACCTGAACTTTTATACTCTGTTGTTCCACCGCATTGCGTAACGACGATTTTAGAACCTTCCGGAACTTTTATTTCCGGTGCAAGAAAAAGTTTTACAGACTGTGTGATTGAGGCTACATTATCACCACTGGTAGCTGGTATGCTTTTATAAGATATTCTACAAGGTTGTCCCGTAACGATCTTTTTTTCTTCTGAGGATGATATGTGTGTAATTTCGTCAGTTTCGTATACCCTAACAAAGATATCGCACGAACCTCTGTATAAGTACTCTATCGCTTGTCTAGCTGTCACCATCTTAACCTCCTAAAAGCAATTAGGTCATCATACGGCAGAGTTCTAAGAGATTGAATCAGGATATCTTTTTTCTGTGTGGGGGTGGCTTCCGCCACAAAATTAACTTGTGTATCTCCTTCTTTTATGGATGCTACACTTTGAGCGCTCTCGCTATCTGTATCGCCATTAGAGAAACTCAACCCATACATTACTTCCCCGCACGCCATATTAACCACCGCGTAGTTCAGTTCGGGAGGAAGCTCCTTAATATTACAAAAATTAAAGATTGCTTGTATCGCAGCATCAATACTACTTTCAAGGCTATAAGAATCAACATCCTTATAGCCATATAACGCTAGTTTTTTTCTTACAGATTCCATCAGTTCTAATGCCGCCATCGTTATCAACCTTTCCTTATCCTCTGGAAATGATTCTGGCCATTGGAATTACTTTGTCATTAATAGCATTTGTACCGTCATTTACAAGTTCCCAGTTTTCAGGTTTCTTCAATTCGGCGTTTGTGGGACTATTGCTTGCTTGAGATGCTTTTTTGTATGAAATACCTGCGACAGACACAGCTGTGCGACGTCTGCTTACCAGAGAGTCTTCACCGCCATTTGTAAAGGCGTCGCGCACCATTTCATACGGTACTTTTGCACCAACATCTTCCCAGCCAAAAGCACCGTCACCGAGAATGTATGTGGTGTACAGCGTATGCTTATTCGCGGAGCCTTCCTCTTTGGTAGGCATTGCGTCATCAATAACAACGAGTTTACCATTCCATGTTGCAAGCTCAAGGTCTCTTTGAACACCGTTTTCATCAGTATACTTCAAATGTTGTA